CTTAAATCAGAGATGCAATCAGACAATGTAGTTCGCCAAACGCTAATTGAAGTAGTGGAACAAGTAGAACAACGTATTGCAACTGATGAAAATAATACTATGCAATCCGTTATTGATGGAGCACTTGCAAGGCGACGTGAATATGAGCGAACAAAGAAAGCACGACAACGATTACAAATGAAAGAAACACAAGGCAATGACGAATACAAAAAAATGAGAGCATTAGAAATGGCAAATTATCGTAAAGCTCAAAATGTTAGTAACCAATCCCAAAATGTAAATAATAGTGAAATCAGTCTATTAACTGACACGCAAGAAAATAATAAAACTGTTACTGAATATAAACCAACAACAACTGAAACGTCATCTGCAAAAAACACAAATAATAAAGATATGGTAGCAAATAAAAATAAAAAGACGGATGATGAAAAACGTGAATCGGCACGCATTCGTAAGGCAAACCAACGTCAGCGATTAAAGGAGACGTATGGCAATGACGAATACAACAGACAAAAGGCAGCAGATTTGGCAGAATATAGAAAAAATAAAAAAATGGAGGTATAAAACTGATTATGATGCATTAATTTATAATTTTTTTATAAATTAAGTTTTACATTAGAATATTTTTATTTTGTTTTTACGGTTAATTTTTATTTGTATTAGTTTGAAGGTCACGCATAAAATGTAGGTCCCTCAATTACTGTACGCCACTCCAGCCATGCCGCTCATGACACGGAGAACATTGTAATTGACAGCGTACACACGGACCTTGGCGGTGTTGGTTCCGGAAACGGTTCCGGAGGAAAGCACGAGCTGCATCACTGCATTATCAATGCGAGAGAAGTTGCACGACCCGCTGGGTTGGTGTTCTTCCGGGCGCAGAGCAAAGGAGTACACGTTGATACCGCAGTCAGGAGCACGGGTGTGGTGCTGGAAGGGCTGAACGGTGTCAAAGTAAGAACCCTCACGCTCAGAGAAGCGGTCCTGTCCGTTGAGCTGCAACTTGGCAGTGACAACGGGGTTCTCACCCCAGCAGTGCATGTCAAGGGCAGTCTCAGCAAGCACGAAGGTGCCGGCATCAGTGAGGGAAGCACCGTTGGCATTACCAGTGGCTCTGTCGTCGGATAGCACACCACCCAACTCGAACAAACCAGACGTGTTAATGACGGAACCAGTCCCGATGGTGGTGGCCTCGGAACCGAATGCAATCACGGCATTGGGAAGAGCATCAATGGCATCAGTGTAGTTGAAGGGCTGGGCACCGAGGGTCTTGAACAGAGTGCTATTGTCAATAAGGGAAGCACAGTAGTCAACGTTGGCATCGGGCTGAACGACCCAGATGAGCTCCTTGCAAGGGTGGTTGAAGTTCAACTTGATCTTGTTGGAAGAGGAACCGACAGACTCGTCACCAGTGAATTGGACCTGCTCAATGAGGTACTCGTGGGGGTTCTGTGCCATCTTGCGGCGCTCATCGGTATCGAGGAAGATGTAGTCAACGTACAGAGAGGCAGCAACAAGGGACTGCTGGTAAGCCTGCTGCACGGACGCGGAGGCACCGGCACCGGTTCCAGAGAGGTTGCCAACAGCCCACAAGCACTCACCAATGGGACGGAAATCAATGTTGATCTTCACCTCGTGGTACTGAAGGGCAATCAGGGGAAGGGCAAGTCCGGGGTTACGGCAAAACCAGAACTGCAGAGGCACGTAAAGGGTGGTCTCGGGCAGGGCGTTGCGGGGAGCGCACACCTGGTTGGGGGCAGAGGTGGCGGCGCAAGGACCAGACACACCAGCGAACAGGGGATCGGTGATGTAGGTAAGCTGAGTGGTGTTACCAATCATCTTGAAGTAACCGGACTGCTGCTCCTTGGAGAGGGTCAGCTGGTTCCAGATGTGCATCCAGTCACCATACTGACGGTCAATTCGCTGACCACCAATCTCAACCTCAACCTGGGCAATAAGCTGCTCACCGATGAAATCTAACCAACGGGCATAGACAGCAGGAGAGGTTCCCTTCATACCCTGGTTGATCTCGGGGAGGGTCACCTGGAGGTAGGTGCGGTAGGCAAGATCACCATTGCGGCTGATCGTGCAGGTCACACGGCGTCCGAAATCAGCCTGACCAGAGAAGGTCTGCTCAATGGACTCCATAGCGAAGTTGGTATGGCGTCTGTACGACACCTTCCAGAAAGTAATCTCGGGGGTTCCGGTAAGGAACACGTCTTGTGCGCCGTAGGCGACTAATTGCATCAAACCACCAGCCATTGTATGGAATTATATACTCTGTAAAGAAAAAAATTTCGGAGAATGAATATAATTAATCTAATTAATTAATTAGTTTGGCTAAACCGTTTTTACATAATTTTTAATTATAGAGTTTCATACATAGAAACGGTCGTATTTTAAGCTACAATTATTAATCTGTAAATAATAATTGTAATACTGTAAACTATTCCTAAATAATAACACATTATACTCCATTTGAAGACCCCCCCCATTAATTATGGACCGAACATCGTGTAACCAGCCGATTAAAACTATAACCGATTATAATACAAAGCTATCTGAGTTGTAGTTTGAAAGTATGAATGTTTCTAAATAGTTTTCGTGGAATATCTCTTGTCGGTTCTCGTGTTTCTTTTTAAAAATATATGTATCATTGGATTTCTTTATTGTCCAACCTTGTTCCAATGCGTTTGCTAAAAAGATTAATTTCTGGAACACAGCCTTGTCTACTTTTATGTTGTTGGGGGTATCTGTTACAAGATGGGATTGTTTGTTATTCATATAGATATAGAATTACTCATACAACAAATTGCATACTAATACGAGTTCTCATTTTTACATACTAGAATTGTCCTAAAATCAACATAAAAACACCTTAACAAATTATCTATTATAATACAAGTGATTAAATGTCTGGTTCTCAGAATGTTAAAATGAATGGACATAAACCATCTATCAATACAATTGATGAAAAACACACTGACATGCTCAGGCAAATAAATGAATTAAATGAAGACGTTATCCCGAGATTGAACGCAGAAAAGGAAGCGTTAAAGAGCTATATACGTAAATTACGACCTGAACAAGTATCCGAATATTTGGACGCACGAGATAGAATGAACGATATACGTACTACCATTCGTAATCATAAGAGATCTTGTAAGGAATATATGCTAAATAATGCCAAATATATCTTCGGTTATTTTGAACAAAAGCAACAGATTTCAAATAAACTAGAACATACACAAAACACAAGTTCAGTAAACACATTTTTTAAAATTAAATCTAATAGTACGGCGTCAGATAATGATGCGAGTAGTAAATATGCAAAGTTAAAGAGAAATTGCCAAAAATATTGGCGTAATGTAACCAATGACCTTACAAATATGCAGGACTATACAATGGGTTCCGATATATGCGAAACATGCCAAATTGGAGAACTTATTCCACAAGACGAAGAGGGCGTTCTTATATGTAATAATAAGAACTGTGGACGGTTTATTACCTATATCGTAGATAGTTCCAAACCAAATAACAAAGAGCCCCCAAATGAGGTCTCTTATACTGCATATATAAGACTGAACCATTTCAAAGAAATCCTCTCGCAGTTTCAGGCAAAAGAAACCACACAAATACCAGAGGAAGTATTAGACGCAATCCGCGCTCGCATTAAGAAAGAACGTATTACCAATATGTCATTGATTAATTACGATAAAATGCGCGATATTTTACGGAAATTGGGTCTAAATAAATACTTTGAGCATATTCAGTATATCAATTCTCTTTTTGGTATTAAACCACCCGTTATGAACGAAGAATTACACGAGACATTATGTGTTCTCTTTATAGAGATACAGAAACCGTGGGCCGTTCATTGTCCGGCGAGTAGAACCAATTTCTTTAATTATACATATACTCTGCATCAATTATGTGTTTTACTGGATCAGACGCAATATCTGCCCTACATACCTATGATGAAAGACCGGGAGAAACAATTAGAACAGGATATGATTTGGAAAAAGGTATGTCAAGATTTGGATTGGGAGTTTTTCCCATCTGTATAGATTTTGATTATCTCCATTAAAATCTATATAAACGTTACGCGACATTTAGTAGTATAAGTATAGTATACTGAGATGAGCAGCCCAACATACTCCTACCCAACTGATTTAACTATTTCGTATACCAATGACGAAGAGTATCGGAAAATTATCAGGCGAGTATTTCAAATGAAATCAGATAGTTACCCCTACATTGTTCATTCCGATATTGATGCAGTTAGTCGCGACGAACTAGAATACGACGAAACCTCCGCTTATTCGGCTATGGAGTATATATTTGATAAGACACGACGTGTCCCGCCATTCATTGCAATATACGAACAAGCCGCATCATTCATGTTTTCAACCGACATAAATATTGGGATGGCGGTGTTATTTAGTTATGATTATTTTTTGCTCTTTCACAATTGTCTAAAAGATTTTTTTACATTGTTATCACGTAACGAGGGTCCGTTTACGATAGAAAATGAAAATTATAAATTGCTTCATATTCATCTTTTTAAGAAAAGGTAAATTTTTTTTGTATACAGAATGTATATCTTGTATACAACATGTCGTCAACACGCAATAAAAATATGCCGGGTGATTATACATTAGAACAATCAGCTAACAAATTGGGTTGTAAATATTCTACATATGAGAGTGCCGGTAAACCAGTTGAAACCTATTATGCGGGAGATGGACTACTTACCGGTAGAATTCCTGCATCAAATCTTGCATTCAACGCTTGTGATATTGAGTCTCAGTTATTCGGAATCGGGTCAACCAATCTGGTTAATCCGAAGAAGGATGTTCGCCCCGATATAAAACCGGTCCAATCGTTGAATATGATTGACAAACTACCGATTTTTATCCCAGAGCCACTTGTCGTTGAAAAGAACCAACGTCCGTATTTTATGAACTAGTACGGTTTCTCATAGTATGTCGGTTCATTACAGGTCGTTTATTACGAAAGGTTGTATTATTGATAGATTGTTTTGCAGTACGCCTTGTTAATTCATCGCGAGTAATAGTTAATAATTTAACGAATTCATCTTTTACCAGAGAATTCGGGTTCTCTGGTGAAACCATTTGAGTGGCGGGATCGCTTACAATTGATGTATGTTTAGATGACTTGGCCAATAAGTTTAACTGATTTGCGAATTCCGCACTTGCACTATTTGGCTTGACATTGGTTGGTAGTTCACTGCACGGGGTTACATTAACCGTCATAATCTCGGTTAATGGAGTATTTGTACCATCAGCGTGTAGTTGAATTGGTAAATATATTACCGCCATTGCATATTGGTCGGTTATCATTTGTTAAATAGAACGGATTGTTGTATTTAACTATTTTTAGGTATATTAGATTTTATTGGGCAAATCATGTGACACCCTCTGTCGCTTCCGATCATTTAGAGCTTTTACTGACTTTTCATCGGATTTTATCGCTTCAAGCTCTACTTGACTATATATGGAGTCTATTGTCTGGTCATCGCTAATCGATTGGGTAGTGGATTGGAGTTCAATTGCTTGAAGCTGATCGCGCAATTCGCGTAAACCCACAAGAGCTTCTTCGGTTGGTAAAAATAATTGTCCCTTTCCATTTTTGCAAGTCTTGTTTTCGCCCAATAAACCCAGAATTTCAGTAGTAATAAAACTGGTTGGCTTGGTAGAAACATTTTGTAACATTTGCATTAGATCGTCTTTCTGATTTATCTTGGTATTCAAACTCGTTACCATCTCATTTGCAATATTCAATCTATTTGTACCACTTTTATTTAAATGCGTTTCAAACATCTTCTTGCCGCCGTTTATTATCATACGAATCATGTCCAAAAGTCCGCCTTTATGAAACCCCTTGGCTATTACGTTTCTATGATGGTCGGGAAGGCATTGTGTAACCGCGCCTTTAACTTTGATAGCATCACCATTGACGGTATCAGCAGCACCATTGACGTTGACATTAACACCAGTAGAAGCAGGAGAACCAGTGCCTTTGCCATCAGCAGCATTAACGGTGTCAGAACCAACGGGACTAGCGACCGACCCATCACCCGCGATAGTGAATGTTTTAAATTCATAAGTCTTTCTATCCATAAACACGTATGTTTTTTGTAATGGAGAAGCAGGGGGTGATGCAGCCTTTCTCTTAGGATCTGGTTTGGTCCAATAATGCTCAACATAGATGAGGTTTTTATTCGTTTTTAAATAATCCTTTATTTTTGTTGGTAGATTTGATAGGTCAACTTTGTCTGAATAAACGATGATTTCTTTTGGGTTGAATTGTGATACAAACAATTTTAAATAATGCCGGATTTTATCTATTAATGTCCACGCACTGTTGGCGCCTAATGCTGGTGTTGATACTGGTGCTGGTGCTGGTGTTGATACTGGTGCTGCTGCATTTGCGTGTAACTGGTTTCTTACTGGTACTCGTATAACTCTTGATCCGGTTGTTTCTGATGACCCGCTTGATGACCCGCTTGATGACCCGTTTGATGACACGCTTGATGACACGCTTGATGACGCGTTTGATGATGCTGATGCTGTATCTGATACTGATGCTGTATCTGACACGTTTGATGATGCTGTATCTGATACTGATGCTGTATCTGACACGTTTGATGATGCTGTATCTGATACTGATGCTGTATCTGATACTGATGAACCGTTATATTTAAACCGTATTGGTCGTCCATTTGTTCGTTGTACTGCTGGACTAAACAAGCTATTAATAGATGGTCTAGCAGCAGCATTAGTACTAGCAGCAGTACCAGGAACAGGAGCAGTAGTAGTACCAGGAACAGGAGTACCAGTACCAGGAACAGGAGTACCAGTACCAGTAGCAGTAGTAGTAGCAGCAGTATGAGGGTTTTGCAGAGCCCCCATTACAACTTCGATTAAATCGTTTTGTCCAACTTGCTGACTAGCTACCAAACTATTGTTAGGGAGAATTGATGGTATGACTTGTGCATGATTATCCGCTAGTGCCCGGGCATCACGGTTAACGTCAGTAACAGGAGTAGCAACAATAGTAGGATTATTATACTGGTGCATAGGATTTTGAATATAATCGGCATTAACGAGAGGAGGAAGAGGGTCTATTGTAGCATTTGCAATCGGAAGATCCACAACGCTAACACGGGGAGGTGGGGGTAATGACAAAGCACCCATTAATACATCTACTAAATTTTGGCTTGCACGTGCTTGGTCAAACTGTTCTTGTTCGGCTATTTGGACTATCCTGTCTATTTCTGCTTGGTCCAACGGTTCTTGTTTTGCCGCTTGGGCCTCTTCTTGAAGGATTAGAAATGCAGAGGCACGACCGGCGTTTTGGATAGCATCATTGTCGCACACTTGTTTACCACCCGATCGGTTGGTAGTGCATTCGTTTAATTTGTTGGTTTGGGCCGTTAACAATCCAATTCGTGTATTTATTCGTGATATTTTTAGTTTAGCCCCTCTGTTTAATAAGACCATTTTGTTTCTCCTATCGTTGGACATTTGGTCAACTGGCCCATACTTGCTAATGAAAGACTGCAACGAATTTCTAAATTGTTCAACTATATCTGTTTTTTCTCGTTCTAGACGTTGAATAACGGCAAGATTTTTTTGTATATTAGCTTTTACTTTTTCTTGATTAGCAGTAGCACCAACATTAGCAGTAGGCGCTGTACGAGCAAATCTATTTAAAAAACTTGTAAGTCCACTGGCAAAATTATTCATGTGGTATATGTAACGAGTATAACATAAGTAAACAAATTACTTTCGCGAAACTAATTTGTTATGTGCCGATTAGCAAATCGTACTATTTTCTAAATCTTTGTTTACACCGATGAAGATTTAAATCAGCACAACCACCGAAGGTGGTTATACGTTTTAATTCATTTATCGGCAACGTTTCATTTGAATTATATAAATAGCACGCCAAAGGCGTGCGGATTTAAATCTTCAAATGTGTATATAATGTATCAATTAAGTAAGTATTCGCCCGCTTATAATTTTTATTGAACGTCTTTTCCGACTTTGACGACGAATATTTCTTGGTAGTTTATTATGCGTGTGATTGGACCGATTTATACGTATAGGGCGCTTGGTACGACGGTTAGTGGAAGAAATTGTGGGTTTATTCTTTTTGGTCGGACTTCCACCGCGCGAGCCGGGTTTGGATTTGGGGTTGTGGTGGTAATATATTTGGTATATTAACGTTGACAAGTCTAGATCTTTGAACTTGGTAATAGGTGTAAATTGAATGGGTTTGTATTCACCAACTAAACGTGTCTTGTCTTCACGTATTCCAGTTATATCAAGGTATTGGGCCTTTACATTTTTTAGTTTCCCTGTGATTGGTAAATAAGTGACTAGCGTCGGATTGTGCAACGGATGCGTGTTCAGTTCCCCTTGTTCTACATATAGAGCGAAATCTTTTAGCGCATCATATTTTGGACGAGCATCATTTGTGGAAGGGCGTTCAAAATAGTCAATTAATCTACGCAACATATGAAAGTAGGAAATAATCCTTTCATCAATATTGTTTCCAGTTCCAGGATCCAGTAAACGTCTTGTATTTTCGGTCATAACGACGATAATGAGACAATTATAATACTGAGATATTCTATTATTACCAAACAGTTTAACATCTTTCACCTCGCGTATTGTGTCCACAATTCGTTTAAACATATCTGTTTCCTCTTCTGTCTTATTGGGGATATTAAATAAACTACTCGTCTTTCCTATAAGGAGGCCAAATCCTTTCATAAAATTGATATAAGCCGTTTTAATAGTAGATCTAATGTCTACCGGTTGACTATTCTTTAAATCCGGTTGACTATTCTTTAAATAAACCAGATTACCATTTTTGAACCCATCTGCTTGCATTTTGTCTTTTATTAAACCATCAGACATTCGGTTATACCCAGCATTCCAACCAGATATTGTTGCTCGTTGTAATAGCGTTAGTTGCCGAATAGTGCCGTTATCGTTCTTTATTGGTTGTCTGTAAGCAGCATTATAGTCAGATAAGCTACCAATACGATTAATGAAATCAATACCATCAATACCAGGGTTAAAGGTGTAAGGGGTAGTAAATAAAGTATTTAATCCGTTTAGAATTGTTACGATTTCTGTGAGTACGATGGATGGAAGAGGATGCGTGTTAGCATTAACGGTTAGATCAAGCGCATTGCTGAGTTCAATTGCGTGTTCTTCAAGTGCCTCAATATCACCGGTTGGGTTTGGTACGTCTAATAATGCATTGCGCTCTTTTGTTACATGACGGGTTACCGATCTTAGATTATTCCGTATCTGCTCGTCCACCTTCTGCTCCTCCGCCCGCTTCTTCTCCGCTACCCTCGCGATCTCGTCCGCCGCCTGCTTGTCCGCCGCCAGCCTCGCGGTCTCCTGCTGCTCTGCCGCCCGCTTCTGCTTGTCCTCTGCTACCTTCGCGGCCAGCTCGTCCTCCGCCCGCTCGTCCTCCGCCCGCTTCTTCTCCGCTACCCTCGCGTCCTCTGCTACCCTCGCGTCCTCTGCTAGCTTCGCTACCCTCGCGGTCTGCTCCGCCGCTAGCCTCGCGGTCTGCTCCGCCGCTAGCCTCGCGGTCTGCTCCGCCGCTAGCCTCGCGGTCTGCTCCGCCGCTAGCCTCGCGGTCTGCTCCGCCGCTAGCCTCGCG